AAGCATACGCTCATTTGGGTCATAACCAATTACATTGGATGCAATACCATCTATGTGTCCACAGACATGGCCGGTGGAATCAGTCATCTCAAGTTGCTGATCAGTTACAATAATGCCAACTGACTCAAGATCGCGGATGATTCTATTTTCTTCCCAATCACCACGCTCAAAAATGCGGGCAACACGCTTGTCTACATAACGATCAAAAGCCCAACGAAAGTTGAGCCAAACGTATCTCTTGCATTTGTGTCCAAGTCCTGAGTAGCCCATGTAGGGCCTCTTATCTTGTAGAACTTTACCTGACTCAATAGCAAGCTGAATCTGATTAATTTTGGGTAATATAGCCATTCTAGCACCGTTTAAAAAGGCCCCGGTTTTACGGGGCCTTGATGTAGATTAATCTACCTTTTTGTAACCTGCAATTGCATTGCGATCAGGATACTGAGCATTGCCAGCTTCGATCTTCAGTTTGATCTGAACTGGAACACCATGAAGATCAGTAGAATCTTCCAACTCATCGACACCAGCTGCATCACACAGTGCTGCCAATTCGCGCTGAGCAATTTCAACGGCCATAGGATTAGCATTGACCAGATTAAAATTAGCATAAACAACACGCTTTGCATATTCGCCATCAATAATCTTGAAAGCAATTGAAAGCATTTTGCCACCAGACTTGGTATCCTTCAGCTCAGACTTGGTAGCCTCAGCTTCATACCAACCAGCAGGGATAGGATCAAAACCAGATCCGCGGTTGTCTTCAGCACGAAAAACATTTGGAAGCATAGCCATACTAGTTCACCTTGTTCGCTATTTTGTTAAAGATTACGTTCAAGTCTGGAGCCTCAAACTCATCAAGTTTGCCAGACCGATCCTTGGCAGTAAATTTCCTTGAAGCCTTTGTACATAACTTCCTTTCACCCTTGCGATCCATCTCATAATAAAAGACTTCATCAACAAGGTAAGGCAATTGAAACGGAAGCACCTTCCCTGGCATAAATGGCTCATAAACATTTGAGCCAGTTTCCTCATCCTCAACCCTTTTGGCTTTTGCAACAAATACTACATTTTTGCCTTTTAGGTCGCGGAAGTTCTTGATCAAGGCTCCAAGAGCCTCAGCAATTTTCATGTATGCTTGCCTACCATCTGCTACAGTCTTTTTAAAGTCTGCAAGCACAACTTCAGCAATCTCTGAAAGAGAATCAATACAGATTGTATCATAATCTGCATGACCTTTCAGCATATCAAAAGCATCACCAATATCCTTGATGCTATTAACTTCTACATATGGAATATCAAGGCTAGACAGGGACAGAAGTCCCTGCTCAGCGCTAATGATAATGGGCCTGGGTGCTGTAGAACACAGCACCGTTTTGCCAACACCAGAGGAACCATATACAACGCATTTAATGCCGTTGACATGGAAATCCTTACTCGACTGAATTTTGATCGCCATTTGCTTCTGCTCTCATTTCGAGATATTCATCACGAGTCATGTTAGGCATTTTATCATGCCCAATAACTTCAATTTTGATTTCGCCATCGTCTGTGTAATAAAATTCGCGACCTTCAAAATAGCCAACTTCACAGGTTTTAGAATTTAACAGACAATCAACAACTGGCGCAGTTGCATTTGGAATAACAAATTTGCGATATCCGACAATTACTAACAGGTTCATTACAGGATCTCCACATCCAGAGTAGGCATAGCATCCTTAACAGTGATTGCATCGTCCAGAATGCCTGGGATCTCAATCTTCTTATAGGCAGTGAGACTCAGCTCATACTTGGTCTTGATGGCATCCAACTCCGCGGGTGACAGATCGCCCTCAGCAATCATTGACTCGACCATCTCCTGATCCAGAGAATAAGTCAGCTTTTTGGTAGCCTTGACAATGATATTGTCAAAGGTAAACTTATGAGTGCCAGGTGCTTTGTTGTTGAGCAACTCATCGCAAATCTGGCGACGAACATTAGCCTCACGCTCCTTGAGCACTTTAAGTTGGTTAGCAAGTTCGTGCTGTTCAAGAAGCAATTCAGAGATATTAGACATGACAGTAATCCTCGTGTATATGGTACGGGATTGTACCCTAGGAGCCTCTCAAGAAAGGCTCCACAGCTACATTTCCGACTCAGCGGGGATAGTATAACCTAAAAATAGAAATGAGTCTATTTATTTTTACGACCTTTATTAGCCACACAATATGGCGATTTAAGGCCAAGTAAGGATGCTTTAGCATTGATGGCACTGTAAGTCCTATGTGGGATCCTAACCATGCATCCTGGTAGACCTTCTTTGGGATACCACTCTTTCATTATTTTGATTTCTTCATATGTCCAGTGAAAGTTTCCCATAATTACATCCAGTAAGGTTTGCCGTTGCGCCAGGTGGCAAATGATTTTTGAAGACGGTAGTAGTCACGATAGGATTGCACAGGATCGTCTGGGTTACGCAGAGTATCGGGCATAGCCAATGCAAATGGTGTAATTGGCAGGTCAGGCAGTTGATCAATGCTAAGGTAACAGGAATTGATAATGTCCATAGATTTATGGTCACGACGATGGCCATAACGTGCCTGGCATTCCGCGTTGAGTGCATGGCAAAGCTGAACAAGCCAGTAAGCATTAGCCTGAGACTTGCCAACCCAGAGTGTGCACGGATGATTGGAATGAGTGGGTGCATATTCGCCACCCAGCACAGTGCTGAGCATCTGCGCGGATTCTAAAATCATCTTGTTGACATGCTGATCACAGTGATACTGAGCAGCAAGCTTGGGATCCATATCAAGTGCAAATATGTTCATGGGTATGGTGTGTCGTGGATGGAAAGTAAAACACCCGGATAACCGGCCTTGTTATAGTATTCTACTATAATTTCACGGTCATCGTAAAGAGCAGAAATAGGCTCTTTTTCCACAGATATTAAATTTGTGAGCATGTGCATTTTAAGAATATGAGATGGCATGTCATTTGTGCGCATCATCAAATAATCGTATTCGATGCCTCTATGTTTTAACCAATATTCAGTTATGTGCCTATAAAAATTAGGTCTAGCAGTCAATATGGCAACTTTTTCTTGATCACCATAATAATGGTCACAATAAGTTTCAAAATTGGCTAGATCATCATCGAAAGATAGACAATGATATTTGTGCCAAACATCAAAATCACTTGCAGCTTTTTTGTTAATAAATGGAATGCGCCATTCATCATCTGACAGGCAATTATCAAGATCAAAGATTACCATTGTTTATCTCCAAGAATAATAGCGTGTGCCATTGTATGTGAAAAAGGATGCAAATCCATTTTTAACCAAATCATCAAGTTCGCGTCTGACTTGATTGTGCGTAACGCCAAAATCAGTATTGGTTATAATCTCAGAGATTGAATGAGAACCTTTTTTGTATTTAAGGAAATGTGCTATTGATTCATAACGATGTAGACACATGATAGATGTTCCTGTTGTTATTAAAAGGATGTCCAGGCCCGCGTATTGTGCACACAGGACTATCGGAACGCACCACTCTGTCCTGGACTCGGCAGTTTATATGGCCTATTTAAATGGAACACTTGCCGCTCATTCCATTTATGCACTATTATTAATCTATGCGAGCAACGTTGAGTTCATAGGTCTCAGTGTTGAACACTGCTACCCAGCCATATTCATACTGATAGACAATCTCATTGGGATGTTTTGGACGGGTAAACTTGGCCAATGGATAAAGATCTGGATCTTCTGGATAGGTCAGAACACCTGTGGCTGGATCAATGGTAAAACCATTTAGGCGATACCAACCGCCTCCATGGGCATAATTGACGTGAATTGCTTTATCAGCGGGTAATGCTTGTTCTTGTGCAAGCCATTGTGGAATGATTCCAAGTATATCCATAATGTGAGTATATGGAACCATATCAAAATGTTCGTTTGGATCCAATTCAATAGTAATCAGATCACCTTCAAATACGGCCATTGCTGTGTACCTTTAATGTGAGACAGGGGAATTCCTGTGAGAATAGTATACCCTAGAACGAAAGAAAAAGCGATAGGGGGCCTATCGGCCCTTATTCCTTATAAAGGGGCTAGAATCGGCTCTCCTAGGGCTAGAAATCGCGTTATAATAGCCCTCCGGGGAGCCTTTCGCGAAGTCTTGCCGGTGTTTGTTCATTTGTCTTCCCTATTTTCTGGCTGGTATGTGCAATGCATACTGGCCAGCCTTTTTATTTGCAGGATTTATTATATGAAGAACGGTGGATTCTATCAGAAAGCAAGTGAACTATATGAAAAAGGATATTATGTAATAGACATTCCTATTGGTGGCAAGATGCCAGTCAGAAAGGAATGGCCCAAGATACGAATGAATGATGCTGATATTGAAGCTATAAACAAGCAGAAATATGATCCAGGTGTTGGTATCATCACTGGACAGTTAACTGAAAGCGGATATAGCATTATTGCTATTGATATTGACATCCGCGATGAGGATAAGGTTGCTCATCTAATTAAATATTGCAGGGATAATGTTGGCTTCAGCCCTGTAAGAAATGGCAATCCGCCTAAAGTATTGTTAGCTTACAAATACAAAGGTGAGAGAAAGAAGCAAGTTTCAGGCGCAGATGCTGATCACAATAGAATTGAAGTATTGGCTACTGGTCAGCAGTTTGTTGCATATCATATTCATCCTGATAGATTGATTCCTTACCAGTGGGATACTGATTTACCTAATATTGATAGTCTGACTGAGATAAGCGATGATCAGATTGATCAGATTATTGAGCAGTGGTATGGCATATGTCCTGAGGCAAAACAGGAGAAGAAAGTAAGGATTGATGCTGATGGGAATGAGCATTATATTGGGAAGAGTATCCCAGAAATGGTCATTGACATATTGGCAGGGAATAACTTACATGACTCACTGGTTGGATTGAGTCAGCAGTGGCATTATGATGGGCTTGAAGATGAGAATATAATCAGGGATCTGCGATCCTATATGAATAAGTCTGCTGCAAAGGGCGAATCCAGGTGGCAGAGTAGATATGACGACATTCCGCGGATTGTAAGTGGCGCCAGAGATAAAGATGAAGGGATTGATATCAGTGATATTGATATTGATGAGGAAGAAAAGAGGCTGACAATTCCATGGCCACCTGGGTTGATGGGTGAATTGTGTGATGATGCATATGCAATGGCTGATTATCAGTATCGTGAGATAGCAGTAGTTAGTACGATTGGATTGATTGCTGGTGTGGCAGGGAGAAAGTTCAATATAAGCAGGACTGGTCTCAATGTATACATGACCCTTATTATGAAGACTGGTATGGGAAAAGACTTCATTAACAAATGGATCTACCAGACTTTAATGGAACTAAATCCTATGGATGGGAATGCAGCAAGTTTTTGTAGCACAGGGAGATTCACAGGCCCACTTGGGCTGGCTAAATCATTATTAAATGCCCGCTGTCAGATTGCTATGTTTACTGAGGCAGGGTTGTTACTCCAGAGTCAGGCAGGTGATAACACTGGCTTATGTAGAATGTTATTGTCTATTTATGGTAGATCAGGTGCTCACCAGTATTCCATGGCTGAGGCATATAGCAAGGATGAAAATAGCATACCAGGTATGCGTGCTCCCTGCTTATCTTATATCAATGAGGCCACCCCTGAGACACTATTGAGAGCATTTCGTGAGAGAAATAGTATTGATAGTGGAGAATTGCCTAGACAGTCAATTTTCAGGGTGAGTGATGTTAAGCCATATCTGAACGTACACGCGGGCAGTCATACTATCCGCGATGCATGTAAGCAAAAGCTTGGGCATTTGTTTAGAAAGTGTTCAGCATTTCAGAGTGAGAATGATCCAAAGGCTCATGATATTACATGCTCACCAGATATTATGGAAGATATGCAGGCATTTAGTAACAAGATGACTGATATACAGAATTATGATGGTGACCCAAATAGGCAGGCAATGGCCAGTAGGGCATACCTGAAGGCACTCAAGTTTGCTGCTTTGGCTACAGTTATGAACAGAGACACAGTTGAGATGCAGTGGGAAGAATGGAATTGGGGCAAGTCAATGGTTGAATATGAATTGGCTACAATTGAATCATTCTTCGCAGGAGGGGGTTTTGGTAATATCATTGAGGATCTTACAAAACGTGTGGTAGCACCCTCTATTGTTAAAATTATCAGGGGCACATATAAAATGAAAAGACAGCAGTCTGATCCAAATGATGCGCGTCTTGGAGTGTTCCCAAAATCCGCGTTGGTGCTCACTCTGAAGAACAATAGGGATCTGAATGAGTATACTGATGATACAAAGAACAGATCCAGGCCAGTATCTGGATTAGACAAAGTGCTAGCATATATGCTGGACACAGGATATATTGAAAAGTGTGATTGGGGAGCAAAGCCTGATCCAAGAGACAAAACATTTGATAGAAGGCATAATAGAAATGGTGGTAAGTATAGGGTTACTGAGATGTTCAAAACACTTTTCGGGCTATAAATCGCGGAAAATCGTGAAAAGGAGGAAGGATGGAGGAAAAATCTTTCCTCCAAAAGTTCCTTATAAATCAATAGTTTACGAGATATGGAGGAAACACGTTCCTCCAATTTTCTTCTTATTTATCATGAAGTTAGCGAACTTTTTGGGATATGGAGGAAGGCCCACGCGGGTGGGCGCGCGGGGGTGCACCCCCTTTCCTCCTTTCCTCCCTATCCTAATAAAGTCTATATAAATCAAGTATTTAACCCCCTAATATATGGAGGAAGTATGGAGGAAACGGATAGTAATGAAGAGAAATAACTATGGATAACACAATCTTATACCTGCCGTGGCCACCTACAGTTAACAGTTATTATTCAAGTGGGCATGGGAAGGTCAAATATGTATCTGCAAAAGGCAGGATATTTAGGGACCAGGTGGCCCAGGCGATTAATGAGCAGATGCCTGGGCTAACCTACGCGGACCAGCTGTATGTGGAGATTATTCTCCACCCACCAGACAGGCGCACCAGAGACTTGGACAACTACATGAAGGCCCTGCTGGACGCACTCACGCTGGCTGGCTTATGGAGGGACGACAGCCAGATTGACCAGCTGAGTATCCTTCGCGGAAGTATCGCCCCAAGAGAGGGATTGACCCGCTTGGAGATCGCTCCTGCTGGGCCTATCATCCCACTGGAGAGCCGATTTAAGGATAGGCTAGGCTAGGGTAGCGGGTAACGGAAAAAGGCCCGCTATGGGCCTTAGAATCGCTTATTAGTATATTCGAATATTCTAATATACCCGGACAAAGAAAAGGCCCCAACTGGGGCCTTGTCTCAGAGCAGGTGCTCAATCACACTCTCTGCGACTAGCAGAGCCACCATCACAACCCAGACGATCCACTCTTGATCCGGGTCACCGTTGTATCTGGCCATGCGCTTCATGAGAATGTCTCCACAAGGGCATCAAGTGCTGACTCAACCTGCCCAGCATCACTGGCATAATCCTCAAATGCCCACTGCATCTCAAATTGCCCCTCATCGTAATAATCCCCACCAACTTCTTCCAGCAGTGACCTGAGCTGGCAAGCCAGACCTGCAGCAGTACGGATTTTCTGTTCTATTTCTGAGTTCATGGTATTCTCCTGTGGTAGTGGGGCCACCGTAGTGGCCCCGTGTAGTATACGTTACTTAGTGGCCCAGATCTTGTTGGCCAGCTCGCAGATGGCCCAGTAGTGCGTCTCGTGAGCCTTAACGTTGCTAGAACCAGTCGATACGATCCAGTGGGCCAGATCGTCGCGGGACATTGGACCCTGAGCCAGCTTAGAGTAAAGCTGTGAAGCCCAGCCGGTGCGTGCCTCACCCTTTTTCTTAGCGAAGATCAGGTCAAGGTAGACTTTCGCGTAGGCACCGAACAGATCGAACTCTAGGCCGAGCCACGCAGTCATCTTTTTGCGATCCCAGCCTGATGCGTTCTGCTTCTCGCGTGCTTCGTTGAGAATCGTCTCGCTGACGGTGGGTGTGGCCTTAGCCTTGGGCTCAGCTTTCGGCTTGGGGCCTGACTGGGTGTGCTTAGGTGCTGCGTCGAACTCAGCCCACATGTCGTGGATTGCACTATAGTTAGACTTGGTTATGCCGTGCTTAGCCACAAGGCCCAAGATAGTAGAAACGGTGAACCAATCGTTCTTATCGTTCGCAACGTTGAGTGCGGCTGATACCTTAGTAGCAACGTCGATAATATCCTGATCCTGCTCACCCAGCTTGTCGGGATGGAACATGCTAGCAAGGGTACGGAACTGTGCGGTTTGTGCTTTAGTAAAAGACATGATAGTAACTCCTGTGTAAACGGTATAAACGATTTAAGTAGTCGGCTGGTTGCCTTCCACAGTTCATATGCTACGCCAACCGACGAAAAAGTATCATAACGATTTCTTATGATTCGCGCCTATTTTAGTTAGTCATACTTATGGATAGTCTGAGGGCCTATATGTTGCGTAAGTGCTTGATTTATAAGGGAAATTGCGATATGGGACCAACCCACACTACCCTAGCGGGTCAAACAGAAAATGGCGCTATGGGGCTTAGAGGGGCCTTCCTGGGCAGGTACCAGCTTGCGTGGACCGAAATGAATGAATCCTGCTCCCAGGCCGGGGTGGGGGTACCTCTGGCTGAAATTTTCACACAGATTTCAAACACATTCCACTTTGATTCTGCATTTCCACTACACCTACTTCAATTTTTGCACACACAATTGCAAAACACAGGGCAACTATTCACAGACTCACAGACACGCGGATAAAATTTTTTCAGAAAAATTCCGAAAAAGGGTAGACAGCCGAGAAAAAATAGTTTACCCTCTTCACTAGGGGCCATTGCACTTAACTTGAATTTACAAAAATGCCATTTTTCGGTGATAATAAGGACAGGTCGAATCTCAAAGTTCTGGATGATTCCATCCTGGCAGAGATTCAGAGCTTCGCATCGCGGGGTTTGACCAAAGAGGAAATCCTGTTGGGCTATTCGCTTGACTGGGACGGACTCCCTGACGCGGATCAAAAGGCATTTGACGAACATTACAACTACGGTCGTATTGTTGGTGTTAAGGCAATGAGTGACTCTTTATTCCTGCAGGCTAAAGGACGCAATGGTACTGCTGCCGCGTTGGCCTATCTGCTTAGGTTTGGCACTAAATTTGAACCGTTGGCAGAAGGCTCTCAGGCAAAGATCACTATTGTGGATGAGACTGGCAGGAATGTCATTCCAGACACGAATGTAAAGATCAGTTGACATGGCTAAGTTTCAGGGCAGGATAATCAATCTGCCTGGGTTTCATGGTGGACAGCTTGCTATCCATCAAAACGCTACCCGATTTAACCATGTTTGCTGTGGACGCCGTTGGGGCAAGACTCACTTCCTGGCTAGGCTGGCAATTGAGACTATGCTACGCGGAGAATATGTAGGCATATTTGTTCCGGCATATAAGTTTTTGTCTGAAATTTACAGAGAGATTCTGGATCGAGTGCTTCCCATGGGCCCGCAATCTTCCAAAACAGAAGGCATTATCCGCCTCCCTACTGGTGGACGGGCCGATTTTTGGTCTCTGGAAAATGAAGCCGCAGGACGTGGCCGTAAGTACCATCGTGTCCTTATTGACGAAGCTGCCTTTGCAAAGGATGATGTCATGACTGCTACATGGGAGCGAGCAATCATGCCTACACTCGTTGACTATAAAGGCGATGCCTTCGCATTCTCTACACCAAATGGAATTTCTGAAGATAACTGGTTCTATCAGATATCACAAGATCCACTCTGGCGTAAATTTCAGGCACCCTCATTCACAAATCCTTTCATCCCACATGATGAATTGGATCGTATCAAAGACACAACTCACCCGCTTGTCTGGAGACAGGAGTTCCTCGCGGAATTCATTTCATGGAGTGGCGAGCAGTTCTTCTCAGTTGAGAAACTTCTCGTAGATGGCCAACCTATTCCCAATGATTACAAACTTCATGGGAGTGTATTTGCCGTCATTGATACAGCAATTAAAACTGGCTCATCCAATGACGCCACCGCGGTTACATACTACGGCAAACAGCCTGGATATATGTATGATGACCGCAAATCCAGAGCATTCGTTCTTGACTGGCATATTGAACAGATTGAGGGTGGATCTCTTCTCGACTTCATCCCTGCTGTCTACCAACGTCTTGAGGAACTCTCCGAACGTCACAGCTGCACTTATGGCGGCAAAGGTGTTTGGATTGAGGACAAAGGCTCTGGTACAGTTATTCTTCAGCAGCTCATGCAGAAGTATGACAATGCATTCCCAATCGAGTCTAAGTTGACTCAGATGGGTAAAGATGAACGCGCCTTGGCAGCTTCTCCTTATATATCGTCTGATCTCGTAAAGATTACGGATCATGCATACAATAAGACGATGAAGCTCAAAGGTGCTGTGCGAAATCATTTGTTGTCCCAGCTGGCAGCATTCCGTATTGGCGACAAGGATGCTGCAAAACGCGCGGATGACTTAGTTGACACATTTACTTATGGTGTCATTCTTGGTGCTGGTAACACAACAGGGTTTTAATCATGCTAAAATTTCTTGGAATCGCTTGGAACGAACCATCTACTTGGCGTGGCATTGTATATCTGCTTTCTGCTACTGGTATTGCTATCAGCCCAGAGCAGCAAGGAGCCATAGTTTCCGCTGGCCTTGCTGTAGCAGGTGCCATTGGCCTTTTCATTAAAGATAAAGCACAATGATATGGCTGTAGTAATAAACGCCACAGACATACGTTTCAAAATTAAAGAGCTTTTAATGAAAGAGTGGGTGCAAATGGGCATTGCCCTAATTGGTGCATGTATATTGGCATGGAACCAATTGCAAACACTTGAATATAAAGTGAGCAAGCTTGAAACTGCTGTAGAGAAAAGTGAAACTAAATATGATGAAATCAAGGATATTCTTCTTGATTTGAAAGTTTCAAATGCTAGATTAGAAAGCAAGATTTCACAGATTAAATAATTATGTCAGACCAATTCTCAACAGCGTACATTGCAGAATCATTTGGTCAGGGTTCACCCCTGTATCAGATTCTGATGGCGCAAAATCTTGTCCCAGGCGAATCACCATCATATGAAGTTTGCAAACTTCTCTATGTGGCACACCCGCTTGGTAAGAAGATTGTTGATGCCCCTATCTCTAGGGCAATGGTTAAGCGTAGAGAAATTGTCGTAACTGAACAGCTTAATGAGAAGGTTGTCAAGCAGTTTAATGATGTATGGTCTAGCATGCTCGTTGATGATGTTATTTCCAACTGTGCACGTCTTGCTCGCATCTATGGTATCTCATCTGTTGTAATTGTTCCAGAAGATGGCGATTATACCAAACCTTTGACTCCTAAAGAATTGCGTTCTGGCAACATTAAGTTTAACACTCTTGATCCTCTCAACACCGCGGGATCAATGGTTGGTATCCTTGATCCAAATGATCCGAACTTCCTGAAGTATGCCACTGTCGCGGTCGCAGGGCAACCCTATGCTCGAAGCAGAACTCACGTTCAGCTTTATGAGCAACCGATCTACTTGTCCTTTACTGGATCTGCCTTTGGCTATGTAGGTCGCTCTGTATTCAATAGAGCACTTTATCCGATGCAGTCATTCCTGTCATCGATGATCACGGATAATTTGGTCTTGATCAAATCTGGTGTTCTTGTTGCAAAGGTTAAGCAGCCTGGATCCATTTCTGACAGAGTCATGAATGCTGTTCAACAGGTGCGCCTCAGCCTGTTGAAATCTGCGCGTACAGGTAACACCATTTCTGTAATGCCTGATGAATCAATCGAATCACTTGATCTCCACAATCTCGACTATCAGAACGCACGAAAGAATGTCTTGGAAAATGTCGCATTATCGCTCGATATGCCAGCCAGCTTTCTTACAGGCGAGTCTCTTGCACAAGGATTCGGTGAAGGTTCTGAAGACGCTAAACTCATTGCTGGTTACATAGATAATGTTCGTCTTGACATTGATCCGCTTTACAAGTTTATGGATAATGTCGTTCAACATGTAGCATGGACTCCTGATTTTTATGCATCGCTCGTCGCGGAAGGCGATGTGCCCAAGAAAATGTCTTTTGATGAGTGGTTTAACTCTTGTAGGAACTCATTTAAAGCACTGTGGCCTTCGGCTCTTGAGCCGACGAAAAAAGAACTAGTATTGCTTCAAAAAGAGCAGTACAATTCAGTTTTAGAAGTCTTTAATACGCTGAATCCGATTTCTAAAGGCGACAATGCCGCGAATCTCGTAGGATGGGTCCAGGCCAACCTTAATGAAGCCAGAGACTTGTTCCCGAATAGGCTTGATCTTGATATGAAAGAAATCATCAAGGCAGCTGAGGAACAGTCCAAGAATGAAACGCTTGCATTGAAGCAAAATGCTGCACCTAATAAACCTGCTGGTAATGGTGCTGCAGCAAGTAGACCAAAGTTGAGGGCTAAATAATGCCATTCCAGAGCGAAGCACAACGCCGAGCAATGTATGCTGCTGCTGAGGGTAAGTCTACCCTTGGTATCCCTCCGTCTGTCGGCAAAAAATTTATTGAACACAAGGATGACACAGTTCATAGAGGGGATGCTGCAGGCATCCTCCACCATGATGGTAAGGGCAGAGTTTTACTCGTTAAAAGGGCCTCTACAGCTACTAATCGCCCTGGCTTTTGGGCGTTCCCTGGAGGTCACATTGAGTATGGTGAATCTCCTTTTAAAGCTGCTTCACGCGAAGTTTGGGAAGAAGTTGGCCGTCACACTATTTCAGCTACACCTTTGGGTCGCTTCGACAGTGATGGCATTGGCTTCCATGCATTTGTCGCGCAGGATGATGCATATGAACCCCATATTAATGATGAGTCAGAAGATGCCGGTTGGTTTGATGTAAAGAAACTCCCAACCCCACTCATTCCTTCGTGCCTGGATATTATGAGATTGGTTTTCCCTGAGATGGCCGATCTTACTGAAATGGATGTAATGAAGGAGATTCGTGACGGTCAACGTCCATCTCCTACCCAATGGGGAAATTTGCATTTGTTTGCGCTGAGAGTGACTGGTACAGGACTCGCGGATCGTCCAGCACTTGATGAAGTTGCGCACAAATCTCCTCATGATTATCTTTCAAATGAATTCCTTGAGCGGTGCAATGGTCTACCAATCATTGTAGAGCACCCCAAGAAAAAATTGCTTGACTCGCAGACATTCAGGGATAAGATCATTGGTACATCTTGTCTTCCATATATTGATGGTGACGAAGTTTGGACCATTGCTCGTATCTATGATGATGCAGCGGCAAAGCTGATGCAAGAGCGTCAGCTATCAACGTCTCCGGCTGTTACAATCAGTCAGTCTGCGGTCAAGCAGGGAGATGTATTAATTGAAGGTCGTCCGAGTTACATTGATCACATTGCTATTTGTATTGATGGTGTATGGGATCAAGGTGAACCGGATGGCGTTCGAGTTGATCTAAAACCTGAGGAATTAGATATGGATGGTATGCACGAAGTTATGGCACGTATGGATGCCAAGTTCGACGAAATGCATAATCGTATGGACAAGCTTGAAGCCTCTCATGTAGGTGAAGGCTACAAGGCTGATACTGTTGCTTGCGACAGCGATGAAAGCCTGAGTCCTGGCGAGGAGCAGGAAGTCAAGGAAGAAATCAAGGAAGAACTTGGTAAAACTGAGCATGTCGTCAAAGACGACTCTGCATGTGACGCTAGTATGAATAAGGCTGATGCCGAATCTACTTGCGAGGAAGATAAACACGCTGAAGAAGCAGGTGAAAAAGTGACGAAAGAAATTGAGCATGATGATAAGGTGGATCGCGAAGAGCGTGACGATTCTGCTCGCGCAGACTCTGCTCGCATCGCTGATCTGGAATCACAACTTGCCGAACTGCGTGCAAAAACTGCAGATCGCTCTGTAGAAGATCGCGAAGAACTTGCACGTGCTCAGTCTCGTGCAGACTCTGTTGCGATGGCTCTTGGCGAAACTGCTGGTATTGCTCCGCTTATGGGCGAATCTCTGTTTAACTATCGCAAGCGTATTGCATCACGTTTTGCTAAGTTCTCTGACCGTTTCAAGTCAGTTGATGTTAGCTCAATTGGTGATTCAGAACTCTTCAAGCCAGTTGAAGATTCTATTTATGCAGACGCACTTGCATATTCAAAGGCTCCGCCCATTGCTGAAGGCTCAGTTCATATGATTGAATCTCGTGACGAAGCAGGTCGTATGGTTCGCACTCCTAGCGCAAACAGTGATCCGAATGCGTGGATGGGTGTATTTAGTAACGGTGCAGTATTCAACGGCACCATCCGCTCATAATCTACTTGCATTAAGGAGTAATTAAATGACTACTTTTAATCCTTATGCCATTACGAACGTTCAGGACAGCTTTAGCGTTCAATCTAATGGCTTTTGGCAGGGCACGTTGCAGGATGATCCTGCTGCCCGTTTCCAGATTGCACCTGGTGTAATCAAATCAACTGTTGCTGTTCCTGTATGGGGCGGTATGGCTATTAGTGAAGCAACTCCTCCTGCAACTCCGGGTGCTGGATACGCTGGTTCAATTCTTGCTATTGCAACTTCTGCTACGGATTTCGCTGGCTTCACCGTATTTAACGGTACTTACAGCCTGCCGACCACTCCGCAGTCTCCGGTTCCGCTTGCGTCTCCGGGCAACTCTTTCAACTTTGTTCGCAAGGGCACCAACAACCGTATCGTTGTTAGTTGTGTTTCTGGCGTAATTGCTCTTGCTGGTTCAACTAACCCGCAGACCTTTGGTTGGGATGCAACTGCTCAGCAACTCGTTCTTGCTGGTGACGGTGACTTTGACTTTGATGCAACTCTTGTACAGGTTGACACCAATGGCGCCACGGTTGTCTATGACAACGTAACTGGTTTTGCAACCTGGGACACTACTTCCAACGTAGCCGTTATCCAGATCTAAGGAGGAATTAACAATGGCAAATATCACTAGTGGTTTTGTTCAGCTCCATCCGAGCTTTACGATGCCTGAAATCATTATGCAGTATCAGCAGCCTTCTGGAGCCTTCAAGACTCTGGCTGGTGGCACTATTGCACCGAAAATGGCTGCTGGCGATCTGGCAGTTTACATCAAGCGTCTGAACGTCAAGTCTGCTTATGTTGCTAACCAGAATGCTGCTAACCAGCTTCCTTCTTGTTCAGTTGATGCTCTGCAGATTTCTGCTCCGACCTACCTGATTCGTAACCGCACCATTTACGATCACCATGACATCGCTGCTGCTAGCAACTGGGGCTTCGCGCTTCCTGAAGCTAACCGCCTTGCAATGCGTCAGGGTACGTTCAATGGTCTGCGTAATGGTCTGCTCTACGGTTTTAACCCGCAGAACACTGGCGAAGGTCTGATGAACACCCCCGGTGCTTACACTGATACCCTTCCTGCTGACACCGGTGGTCATACCACTGTTGTTACTTACGATCCTGCTGAAATGGCAGCTTACCTGACCCGCCAGGTTGTTCAGGCTAAGATTCGTATGAACCAGATGGGCACTGCTGCTCGCGTTGTTATCCTTGGACCGCAGCGCGTTCTGGGTCAGTGGATGTACTCAATCGTCAGCCTGATGAACTATCAGCGTCCTGGCGCTGGTGTCAGCTCAACGGCTGGTACGACTGAAGCAGTCATTGGCTGGTCTGGTGATAGCATCGAATGGGCTTACGATGATACGCTCATTGGTAAGGGTGCTGGTGGTACGGATGCTATCCTGCTCGTTATCCCGGAAATCAAGACTCCGTATGTTGGCTCACAGCCGAATACCAACATCTTTGCCACTCTGACTCCGGGCACCGATGCTACCACTCTGATGCTTACTGACCTTGCTGCACCGCGTGAAATTACTTCACCGCTGCCCGATGGCGCACTGAGCACCGTTTCTGAGATTCGTGCTACTCCGGGCTGGGGTATCCGTTCTCAGGGTATCAGCATCCTGTCAATGCCGTATAGCTGATAGGAAAATAATTGTGGGCTAGGGTCGCACCCGAAAAGAGAATTCCTCCCTCCTGCCCACAATTTTTAAGGGGGAACTCATCTAAGAGGTTAAAGATGGCAGATTTATATATATTGAATCCAACTATGCAAGATCACGGATTTAACTGGCGTGAGCCAGAATCTCCCCGTATCTTCAGTAGGGTTATTCCAGCTGGTCATCAAGCACATATTCTTAAAGATGTAAGTGATTATCTTGTAGCATATGTAATTGATCAGCATCGTCGTTATGGCATGATGAACATTGATGAAGCTAGAAAAGCAAAAGCTGAATCAATGATTAAAGTTGCTCTGGTTTATTCAGATAAGCCTTTGCCTGCTGAAACTTATGAGCTGGTTGATGAAGTCAACGAAGATGTTGTATCTCGTCAAATTCAGCTTGAGAAAGAACGCACTGCAATTGCCACCATGAAATCTGTTGAAGAGAATCCAGAACTTAATGTTGGTGTAAAAGCAGTTGAAGTTGAAATTACTGAGATGACTCCTAAAGAGACCACTCGTAAAAACAAACCTCTTGTGCGTCAGAAATTTAGCTCAAAGGAATAAGGAAATGGCTGGACCCACTTTGTCAGGATATACTACCTTCCTACGTGATATTGTAGGCGTGGATACTACTGTCCTGCCTAGTGGGTCACCAACTATTGAATTTTCTTATAATTTGGCTTTGAATTTTACACAGCCACTTTTGGCTGTGATTCCGCAACTTCCTGAAGAATTCCTGTATACAACGGCTGTATACAATTTTGCTACGCATATGCTAATGGTTTGGGCAAAGGATCAGCCTAATCAGGAATTCTTCAAGAAGATACAGAAACAATATAATTTACATTCTTTAGTCGCGGGTGCTGTTGAAGCTGCTCAAGACGAAACCACTTCATCCAAGTTGAAGGTGCCAAAATTCTTTGATGGCCTTACTTTCAGTCAACTTGATTTGATGAAAACACCTTGGGGTAGAATGTATTTGGAAATTGCTCAGAGTGTTGGTTCACTCAGTCTTCTGCAAATGGCATGAGCACATATAAACTTGTTATTGATCACAGACACTCATCTCCTTATAGGAATGGTAGAACTGTTGAGCAAGTTGCCGATTATCTTGAAGATAAATATGGCATTAAAGCAAAGTTTATGGAAGAGTTCAGAAAAGAGATCAATAGATCTGTTGTTCTGAAAATGGTTGAACATAAATTTAAATTAACTAGAAGGGAATACAATCTTCCAGTTGTTGAAGATAAGTTTAAGCAACTTATCACAAATGCTTGGTTTGATGGAAAGTTGCCTGGCACTCCTACTAAAGCATCTTTAGCAAGAAAAAGAAGAACAAAAGCTAAAGGTGGTAGGTCAACTCCATCATTTGTTGATACTGGTAAATTCAGACAGACGATCAGAGCCAAATTGGTTAAAGCATGATTAATGAGTTTGAAGATAATCCTTTAGCAGGAGCATTACAGGCTGGTCTTAATATGATCAGCCAAAACCAGACTGTGACATTTAACTCTTACAAAAGAGTTATTCTGCCATTAGATGGTTATGTGTTCTGGTTGAGGGATAAATCAGTACCTTCTATTGAAGTATTTGGATCATTGCATTACTCCGCGGATCAAAAACAGGAACTTGATAATACAATTAGTTTTGTGAATGTTTTGTTCACAACTAATACACAAATTGCAAATCTTGAAGAAATTCAACCAGGAAATATCTGGATTGGATCTTTTGATGATTTTCAATTTACATTTTCAAGTCATGGAAATTATTACGATCAAGCAGAGCTTTGGCATTATGAAGGACATGCTGTATATCCTGAGATGAGAACTCAGGTTATTGAAAATTCAACTCAGCTTCCTACAGAGCCAATTGTAAGCAACAGCCTTCCTATTTGGCTGCAATTGCAATCTAATGCATTACCTGTATTTCCATCATTTCTTGTGCCTGAAAACTTAACACCTCCATATGTGGTGTGTCATATTGGTCAAGATGATACAAAAAATCTTCAGCCAATAAAATTGACTGATAGAATAGGTCGTGGATCTTATCAGCTTGTTTCTGATAAAGTTAGATTTATAACTTATGGATTGAATAATCAGGATATATTTTCATTTGTAGATTCGATTTACAATCTTAATGAATTTAATCCAATATTTGGAATTCTGAAAGAGGGCATCACTATTCGCGATGTCAAGCATATCCAGAGCGAGTTGAACGTGATCGCTCAGCAAAAGGAAATCACGTTGGATGTTAGTTACGTTCAATCCGCGGTGTATGAGGATGCAATCACATACATTAATAAGGCATTGATCAACTTTGTTTCTTGGAATCCCTAACTTTAGAGGATATTAAAATGGCGCAAGGTTTCTTTAACCATATTGTACAGTTAAATGTTACCGCTGAATACGCTCCTGAACCTAGTGCACTTCAGTCTAGGGGTATGATCGTATCTCAGGGTTCTACCAACGTTCCTACTGGAACTGCAGTTTATTTCGGTGACCCTACTAGTCTCAGTTCTTACCAAAAGCCTACTAAGAGCATTAGCACTCTTACTTGGGCAACTGGTGTAGTAACTGTTGCTCTTGCTGCTAATCATGGGCTTGTTGAAGGTGATCTTACTCCGCTTATTATTAGCGGTGCATATCCTTCTGCTTACAATGGCACTTTTGTTGCTACTGTTGGTGCAGACAATGTTCTGACTTATGCACTTGATACTGATCCTGGACTTGCTAGCATTCCTGGTGCTGCTCGTTATGGTGCTGATGCATGGCTTGTTGCTGCTGATGCAACTTGGTGGGCACAGTCAGGTCAGGTTACTGGTTACTTCTTGTATGAATCAGGAACTACTTCAGTAGCCGATACTCTGACCAGTCTTGATGAATGGATTGCTGCTAACCCAAAGCAAATATACAATGTATGTTTTCTTCCTGGTGTTGATGCAGAATCTGTTTCTGCATATAACTTCTTTAATCAGTATAATGCATTAACTTCGCTGCTTAAGTTCTATCTGCCTGTTACACCTACTACTTCAGAAACGTGGGCAGCATTCACTACTCTGAGAAATGTGTTTACTCAGGTTCAAGATCTGAATGCATATACAGTTAGCCAGGTTGCAGCTATTGCCTATGCAGCATACATTACCAATATTCGTCCCACTCCGACGAATAAACTGCCACCTTCAAGTTATGCATATCTGAACAATGTTGATGCACTTCCTTTGAATCAGACTAATATGACTGCATACATTGATGGTAATATCAATTTTGCATCACTAGGGGCTGAAGGCGGTATTAGCAATGTTATTCTGGTGTACGGCAACAACCTGAATGGATTCCCGCAGAACGTTGCATATTCTATTGACTGGCAGCAGATTGAGCTGGATCTTGCTATTTCAAATGCTGTAATCAATGGTAGCAATAATCAGATTAATCCTTTGTATTACAATCAGGATGGTATCAATCGCTTGCAGGCAGTAGCTGCTAATGTTGCTGCTCGTGGTATTTCAACTGGTCTTGCACTTGGTCGTGTTATTACTACCCAGCTGTCTCCTGATGAATTTACGTCTAACCTGTCACGCGGTGATTACAAAGGGAACTACGTTATCAATGCTGTTCCTTTTGCGACCTATGTTGCTTTGAATCCTAGTGACTATGCTCGTGGTTTGTATGGTGGCTTCCAGGCATCATTTGTACCGCAGTTTGGCTTCCGTAGGATTGTGTTTAATATCCTTGCAACCACCTTCCCGTAATCAATAGAGGATTATTGAAATGGCAAACCCTTTACTTATTCCTGCTCCGCTTAATCGGGTTAGGGCTAATGTTAACATTCCTGCAGTAGACAATCTTAACGTTACTGCTCCCTATCTTGGTGCAGATGGTATCTCTGTCACTTTTAATGGTAATGTTACTACCCAGCTTATGGGTTTGACTTCTACTATTAATTCTGAGGAGCCTTACATTCCTGCTCAAATTAGGATTAGCCTTTTGAAGAGCCTTGCGCTTTCTTCACAATGGCTTAATCAGACTCAGAATTCACCTACTCTTGGTCAGGTGAGTGTAACGTCAGATACTTCAGCATTTGAAACTCTTACGTTTTACAACTGTGCTATCATGACTGTTGGCGATGTTAACATGAATGGTACTCAAGCAGAGTTTGTAATTACCATTAATGGTTATTGGCCGGTTGGTGGGGATCTCTTCAATCCGGTATAATTGAGTTGTAGCAGATAGGTTAATCTGATAAGCTGGTGGCCCCCTGACAGCTTCTGCTACAACACTACAGGGGGCCTATTTCTACAGGGGCATGTATGAAACTTGATCGCAATCTTAATCTGGTTATGAAACTTGAGGATGACAAAGGAGAATTTGTCACCCATACAGTTCCATTGCCTACTGAGTTATACTCAGCAAATTTTAGAGTTCTTCGTACTGCGTATGAAGACATGACTGATGGTGGCATTAAAAGTGCTATCAATCTTGCTGTTATTATTCTTAAAGAAGCAGCATCTACTCACAGACGCGATAACGAAATCCAACAGCTTTTGACAGAGCTTGCTAATGCAACTACCGTCATTCGCGGAAAGTCTATTTTACTTAATCATTCAGATCTTGATGATGATGTCAAGCAGGAGGTTATGAATAGACTGGTTTTTTTCATTGTATGGGAGTATTTTGTTTTACCAACGGAAAAAGCAGCTTTTCTGGAAGCGACTTCCTCAGCCCTGAGTGTAGAAAAGAGTGGGTTGACCGTATCGGAGATTTTGTCTTCCAATACTATCCAGAGCGATTCTTCCACGACGATCTTGACAGAAAACGAACCTATTATCAATTTGGAACAATCGCATCCTATTTAATGGAATCTGTCCGATTGTACATTGAGGAGCAGCAAGATGGCTGATAATGTGAACTTTAACTTAGATGGTTTAGAAAAGTTTCTTGAAGGAATTGAGAAGCTAAAAACCATTGGCGAACAGTTTGCATCCTCAATGGAAACTGCACCAAAAGGGAGGTCTAAAGCTGCTCAAGAAATGAGGGCTGAGCAGCTTAAACTTCTTCAGTCATTTACGCAGATATTTAAACGTACTGCAAAAACTTATAAGCTACATGATGCTCAGCAAGAGTCATTGCTCAAGGCTGATATTTCAGCGCGCAAGCGTCATTCAAAAGTTCAAGATGCTGCACTCAAGCGAGAAGAAGCTGAATTAAAACTTCGCGCAAAACGTGAAGAGCAGATTTTTCGCAAAGAAAAAATTCGTCAAGATACGACTGAAAAGCTGCGAGCAAAACGTAGAACTCTTAAATTTGATTTACAAGAAAGAGAGCAACGTTTTGGTCAGACTATGTACCAATACAGTGCTATGTCTCAGGCTCATTATGAGCGTAGATCAGCTGCTTCTACACAACGTCTTTCAGAACAGGAAACAAGACTTGCTCGTGCCAAACAATATGAAACTGAAATTGCTGAAGAAGCAATGGCACGCCGTAAACGCGAACGTGCTGAAAAGCGCTCTGAAAGAAATTGGGATAATCTTCAAAAGTTTGCTATTGCGACAACTAAAACTATTTTCTTAGCACCTTTTAAATTAGTTGGCACTGCTCTTTCAGCTCTTTGGAAACTAACAAAGACTGTTATTGGATCAACTACTAAGATGCTTGGTAAAGGTGTTGCTCTTGCAGGCAATCTTATATCAAATGTTTCAGATATGACATTTGGAGCACGTGCTGCCGGTGTTCCTGCATTTGGTGCTGAGTATCTTGGAGCATCATTTAAAGGTATGTTTGATGCTCCTGCTCTTCTGCAGAAAATGACTGCACTTAGAGCAAATCCGCTTGATATTGCATATCCAATGATGTATGGCCCTGGTAGCCAAGTTGGTGCTTCTCCTAATGAAGCGCCAGCATCTGCTATGGCAAAACTCGCGGAATATGCGTTCAAAGAATCAAAAAAGTATGGCGCCAATATTGGCCTTCGTCGATCTATTGATCCTTTGCTTCAGCAGTTTAGCACTGAAGAATTACTTGCTATGCAGCGCACTCCAGAAGAGGAGTTTAAAAAACGCACTGCTGCTGCACGTACAAATTTTGGAATAAGTGATCAAGCACTTCAATCTATCTCTAATTTTGATATGAGTCTAAATCAGATGAGTATTAAAATTAAAGCATATTTTGCAACTAAACTTGCTCCTGCTCTTGAGCCCATGGAAAGGCTTGGCAAAGCATTTATTGGTCTTTTTGATAATATCCTTTCTGAAGATAAAATCAATTCATCAGTTGATTATCTTATAGCACAGCTTGAAAAGTTTACTGGCTGGTTGAAAGATGATAAAACAAAAGAAGAATTTGAAAAAGTTTGGAATGGTATTACGTCAACTTTAAGTGCTGCTTGGGATGAATTAAAGAAAATAGATTGGGCTACAATTGCTTCTGATATCAAAAATTTTAGCGCATCTGTAAAATCATTTATCAATCAGTTTGGTCCCACTCCTGAGAATGAAGCTGCATGGTGGAGTACGCTTCCTCCTGGGGAACGCGAAAAACATGAAAGAAGATTATCAGCAGGATCTGTATCAAAAGGCGCGGAAATTGCAGAAAGGCTTGAGCGTGACCTTCAGCTTACTCCTGATCAAGCAGCTGGTATTGTAGGCAATCTTTATCATGAAACAGGTGGATTTAGAAACCTTCAGGAATTGAATCCTAAATCTGGTCGTGGTGGATATGGTTGGGCTCAATGGACTGGTGAACGCAGAACTGAATTTGAAGAATTTTCAAAACAGAAAGGATTATCTCCATCTTCTGATGAAGCAAATTATTTGTTTTTGATTGAAGATCTTCAGCATAAATATGCTAGTGTTCTTGATAAAATTAGAAAATCAAAAACTGTTGCTGGGTCTACGCATGAATTTATGACTGGTTATGAAAAGCCAGGAATTCCCGCTGAAGAAAATAGGCTAACTGATGCAATTGCAGTAAGAAAGAAAAGATTAAACCCTGGTGAAGATGTTTCAATCCCTCAAGTTAATACACCTATGACTAATGGTGGTGGAACAGGTTATAATATGCCAAAGCCTGTGTCAATTAATTTATCAGTTCAGGATCGTCAATCAAGTTCAAGTATAGGAGTTCAGCTGGATAAAGTTGTTGGCGCAATTGGCGGTTCATTTGCATTTAGTAACCAATTCTCTAGTACACAGTAATGCGTTGGTATTATATAAAATTTATTCCCACTGCAAATGCCCCTGTGCCATCTAATGGTGGGGATTTTTTGTTAGAGTATGGAACGCAATCGGCAAACATTTCCTTTTTTGGATTTGGAAGTGCAAACTTGCCTGGAGCACTTGAAGTTGATTTTGATATCGAGGTTGCACCTTTTGATCAGATGCAGCCAAATTCTGTTCTTAAAATTTACAATCCTCCACAAGCTGTTATTGATAGTGCACAATACTATCAAGGTATGCAAATTGAAATATATGCAGGATTTGCTATTACTAATGGAGCAGGTTTCCCATTAGCAAATTCTAACAATAATGGTTTACTTGCAAAAGGCACAGTTGTTATTTCATATGCCAACTGGGTTGGTGGTGATATGTGTCTTCAGCTTCTTTTTGGATCATCTCTTGTATCAGGAGCAGCAGTTCAAGAAATTGAGCCTGGAAGATCAAATGCTGCAAAACCAATTGTATTTAAATGGAATAAAGATATTCAATTTAAAACTGCTCTTGAGAATGCGCTTAAACCAGTTGGTATAACAGAATTTGTTTATTCAGATATTCCTGAATTTAATTTAAAAGATCAGCAATATTTAACTGTTAATTATGATATACTTTCTTTCTCAACTAAAATTAGAGAAATAACTGCTGATATTCAGAACAAATCATATACATTGGGTGTTTGGATTTTACAGAAAACACCAACACAGGTTCAAGTTGTAGGTGGCACAAAATCCGCTGAAGCAACAATTGAGATTTATGCTGATCAGATTATAGGACAACCAACTGTTTCTTATGCTGGAGGCGATTCAACACAATCTGCTACTGTGCAGATTCAATCAGTACACCCTATGCGTGCTGATATTAAATTAGGCAACTGGATTCAACTAAAACAAGTTAGTTCAATATTTCAACCAGGGACTCCATTTATTCCAAGTAAGTCTCTGGCTGCGAAAGATAAGCAACTATTTGTTACAAAGATAAGGCATCTTGGGAAATTTAGAGATTCATCTTATCAAGGTTGGGTCACAGTTATAACTTCTAGCGTTGATATGACGAAGAACTAATATGTCAGTTGCAGGTATATTTTCAGGCATTTATGGTGCTGCTTTTCAGGTATCACCCATTATATTAACAAATGGGTTGGCATCTAATATCTTAGGCAGCATATCTGGAACTCTTGGAATAACAGGTAGCCTTCTTGGTACAATTAAATCATTGGGTCTACCGTTATCAACTTTGACTGAGATTGGTAATTTAAATGTTGTCAATGGTACAGCAGACCAAGCATTTGCAAATTATAGACCATTGCCTGGCAGCACAATATTAAAATACCAAGTCGCGGAATATCCATTTTATAATCAGCAGATTGCTGCAAATGCATCTATTCAGCAACCAAATAATATATCATTGCTGATGTATTGCCCAGCAAATAAAAATACAAATGTTACTATTAAATTAGCAATTATGTCGGCAGTAAAAGCAACTGTTGAAGCACACGTTCAGGCGGGTGGAACATTTACAGTTCTTACTCCTGCCCAGATATATACTGATTGCTTGCTCACAGGCATAACTGATGTTTCAACTGAGGCAACAAATCAAGCACAATGGGCTTATCAATGGGACTTTACACAACCATTACTTACATTCCCATCAGGCAAAGGTACATTTAATGGTATGCTTAATTCTGCGTTCGGCGGAGGCACGTTGTGATTTACAGAGTACCAAATAATTTTGCATCGCCATTAACATTTAATGTTATGCTTGATAATATGGCATATACTTTAATTGTATATTATTTAACTTTCGGTCAACGATTATACTTTAAAATTATCGACAACAGCGGTAAACTAGTCGTAAACCTTCCGCTTGTGTCGAATAAGAATATGATAGCAGGATACTTTACAGATTCTACTATGAGTTATTTGCCAATTGATCAGGTTGTTGAGATACTTCCGTGAGCGATTTTAGCAAAAAAGTTTCATTTGCTCAAAACCTTGCAAATGCTGTTCGTTATCTGAATGATTCAGATAATGAAAGTTTTGGTTGGCAATTACCTTGCACTGTTGATAGTGTTGATAACACAAAAGGAATTGTAACAGTAAATTTTTCTGTAATAGGATCAAATGGTAGTCCATTGGATTTGCCTCAAATTACAATTCCTATTATGGGATGGAAATACATACGTTATCCTATCAAAAAAGGCGACCCAGGCGTTACAATATCTATTGATACTAATACTAGAAATATTGCAAAATTATCAACAGGTATATCATCCTTAATTGGACATGGTAATTTTGGACCAACATTAATGTTTATACCAATAGCACAAGCTGATTGGAGTGAAACAGATGATGTTGATGCAGTTGTAGTTGCTGCTCCAAATGGAGCAATTATTCGCACTGACAATAAAGATGCCACTATAACTGTTAATAAAGATAATGTTATTGTAGATTACAAAGATGGCACAATAACTTTAGGCAGTACAAATATTACTTTGCAATATAAAACATCTGCCAATACTGTAATATTGAAAGATGGAGAAATAGATATTACATCACCTACTGTTAAAATAATTTCATCTAGTGCTAGCGTTGTAGGCAATTTGACTGTGACTGGTTCTACTAATTTGCAAGGAAGTACAACAATTCAAGGAAAATCTTTCTTGGGCCATACACATCCTGTCTCAACTGCTCCTGGCACAACTGGAGGTGTATCATGAGGGTTTGGGCTAGAAAATATACTACAGCATATGACTATACTTGGGTTGCAGTTGAAACTGATGCCAATGGTTTCAATGATGGTGTATATCTTTCTGCATTCTGTCAGGTGCTTCAACTACAACCACAGGAAAGCCCCTTCTACGCGGAATATGGAGTCCCTTCAATTCAGGCAGTCCAAAGTCAGACAATTCCTGATAACAATGTATATTTTATGCAATCTAAGTATTCTCAATACTTTATAAGTTTGCAAGTTGTTCCTGCGCATCAATCTGATGCAAATGGAGCAATTACTCCTGTATACAATGTTACTGCAATAACAAATACTGGTGCAATAATCTCAGCGGTGGTTCCGATATGAAACTTGGTATAACGACTATTCTCCCTAAAGTTGGCCCAATCGCTGCAACCCCGCAAGAGCTGCGTGATGCACTTGTAGCATTTGCTGTAGCTGAAAATCCTGGACTTTCTACTAATCTTCCAGGAACTTTGATTGAAGATATTGTTAGTACAGATGTAGCTGCTCTTGCTCTGGCAGAACAAGCAAAAGTTGAGACTATTGCTTCAGTTTCTCCATATGCTGCCAATTTGTATATACTAAATATGCTTGGTCAGATTTATGGCGTCACGCAAGGAACTGGATTTAATACTTCTGTATATGTAATTTTTACTGGTACGCCAGGACTTACAATTCCACAAGGCACTCTTGTTACTGATGGTACATATACATATTCAACTCAAGCAGCATCAATTGTCGATAGCATAGGTGAAAGTGCACAGGTATACTGTGTAGCATTGCAATCAGGTTCTTGGCCTGTACCTGCTGATACTGTTAATGTTGTCACATCATCCGTACCCGCGGGGTTTACTCTTGATGTCAATAATCCTCTTCCTGGCATCCCTGCTACAACAGCACAGTCTCCAGAAGATTATAGAGCACAAGTTCTTCAAGCTGGTTTATCAGATTGCGATGGCATGATCTCTATGATCAAAACTGTCGTTAAAAGAGTTGATGGTGTTGTTGGTAGTCTTGTAAGTGTTCGTCAAAATAGTTATTACACACCTCCTAAATGGGAGGTAATTGTAGGTGGTGGTGATACAACTGCTGTAGCTGATGCAATTTGGAAATGCGTAGGAGACCCAGGCGTTCTGTGTGGTGCAGTAATGCAGGTTACTGCAGTAAATGTTTCAACAAGAACAATAACAACAAATCTTTCAACAATTGGCTTTAGCATTGGTGAAGTCATTTATGTTCAGGGTGTTGTAGGTGTTACTGGTATAAATAATGTAGCATTAACTATTACAGCAGTAAATCCATTTTCAATAGTTACAACTGGAACATTCTCTGGATCATATACAAGTGGGGGATATGTATCTACTAGTCAATCGTCAATACAACTTCCAAGAAATGTTACCGTTACTGTTTATGATCCTCCTGATTCTTATAACATTGTATATGTTATTCCAGTACAGCAATCAACTCAAATACAAGTAACTTGGAATACCAGCTCATCAACGGTAATTGATAATGCAGCAGTTGCATCACTGGCAACGCCTGATTTACAAGATTACATTAATACACTTGGCCCTGGCCAATATATTAATTTTTATGAAATGCAATATCTGTTTCAAGAAGCAGTTGTTGATCTTATTCCAACACCTCTTATAACTCATATTGGATTCACAGTTACTGTTAATGGTCAAATACTTACTCCTGCTTTAAATACAGGCGTAGTAGTTGGCGACATTAATGGATATTATTATGCAACCAGCGCTGATATTACATTTGTAAGAGGTTAATATGGATCTTAAAATAAGTCAGCTTCCTCAAGCATTTTTCATTGGTGTAGGTGATTTGCTTGTAACTGTTCAAGGTGGTGTGACATGTCGTTTCATATCTCCTTTTGAAGTGGATAGTGATGGCAATGTTACTTTCAATAATATAACTTCTACCGGTGTTGTTAATGTTCAAGAAATAGTATTCCCAGATGGATCTATTTTGACATCAGGGGCAGCAGTAAGCGCGGGAAGAATTTTTGCAATTTCAAACATATTCTGCGTGTAGGAGTAAATACACATGGCTAATCCGAATTTAGGTAGTGTTGCTAATATCTATGGCAATCTTGGTCAGACTAATTTATCAACTACTTCTGCAACTCAGTTAATTAGCAATGCAGTTGCATCAGGTACCATTATAAAAGTTGAAACAGTTCAAGTAACAAATACTTCTGGTACTGCAGCAAACTTTACTTTAAATACATATAATCAATATGGATTGAATGGCACTGCATTTCCATTTGCATCTGCAATTTCTATTGCTCCAAACTCTACTGTAAATATCATTGATAAAACAAATTCAATTTATTTACCTGAAAATACTTCTCTTGGGGCCACTGCTGGAACTGCCAATGCACTTATAGTAACTGCTGCTTGGGAGATTATGTCATGAAAAAGGCTGATTCAGTTACATTCCCTGATGGCACTATACAGAAAACTGCTGCTTTCTATCAAGCACCATCAATTCCAACTGGATCTAAAACTAATTTTCAGCAGGCTGCTGCTCCTACTGGTTGGACACAATGCACTAGTTATAATAACTATGCTATGAGAATTGTTTCAGGAAGTGGCGGTGGCACTGGAGGCTCAGTATCATTCACTACAGCTTTTGCCAGCCAAACGCCATCAGGTTCAGTAAATGTTTCAGGAGGAGGCATAGCTTCAACTACATTGAGTACATCACAGATGCCAGGACATAGGCATAACGGGGCGCCACAATATGGTACATCCTGTTGTGGAGGTGGTTGCCAGACCACTAGGTATATTCCTGGTCTTGGGTGTATAAGAAGTACACGTGTTTTCGGATGCGTTCAATGGAATGGATGGACAAGCTATAGCTTTAGAGTTGCATCACAAGGTTGTGGATCATCACATACGCATGCATATACAAATCCTTCAGCATCATTTAGTGGAAGTGCAATAAATCTTGCTGTTCAATATGTCGATAACATTATAGCTATTAAAAATTAATATGAACGCTGAAATTATTTATGATGAATCTGATGTAGTTCACACATCTTCATGTTCTGCTGTTAATTCTGAACTTCAGGTATTTACTTATTTTCCAACTAACATTTACGTTATTGATAAGCCTGAATATCTTGATGCTGTTAGAGAAGTGGCACTTGATTCTGTTCCAGAACAATCTAAGGAATATGATGAAATATTCCCAGTTGTTATGTCAGAGCAGATGTTTACAGATGCACGTATTGATGAATTTGTTAGCTTTGTGGGGCAAACATCATTTGATATTCTGGACCATCAAGGTGTAGCAATGGAGAATTATCACATGTTCTTCACTGAAATGTGGATGCAGGAGCATCACAAGCACTCTCTTATGGAACAGCATAGCCATGCAGGACAGACACAAATTGTAGGTTTTTATTTTCTTGAAACTCCTGAAAAATGTAGTCCTCTTATTCTACATGATCCGCGTCCTGCGAAAGTTCAAGTTGGATTATTTCAGAAAGACTCGCATGAGATCTCTTACACAAGTGATCAAATTGTAATCTGGCCTAAACCAGGAATGCTGATTTTTACCAATGCATGGCTTCCACACTCTTTTGGCCGTCATGGTACAGATGAACCGATCCGATTTGTGCACTTTAATCTTGGCTGTGTTCCAAGAATGAATCCCAATCAGGTGTAAAATGTCTGAGTTTTTAATAAGATTCAACAAAACACGCGGAATGCCTGGAAGAGGTACAGAAGAACATGTATGGCGTGTATTTGAAGATGGCAAAGAGTATTTATTTAAACATGTAAAAATTAATGTTCCTAGCCAATCTATAAGAACTGATGAGGATTGGAATATTGGATGCACAGGAATTATGACTATTGATCGAATGACCTCTACTGCAATTATTGAGGAACAATAATGAGATTGACAATTATACCTTCTGATGGTGCCGTATATGAGAATGGCATTTGTTATTCAGATCTTACTTGGGAAGGAACTCCAGTTGATGTTCATGCTTTACAGTATGATACTGATTTACTTTATGGATGGATTGAATATGTTGATGGTCTTAAGCCAAATGAAGACATATTTGAATTACCTCAATGGGCAATAAATGCTGAGGCTGCTTGGGAACAAGCAAACAATCCGCCTCCGCCACCGCCTCCCACTCCTGAAGAAATTCAAGAACAGAATAAAGCAACAGCAGTTTCTTTGCTACAAGCAACAGATTGGGCAGCTACTGTTGATATTTCTAATCCACAATATTCTAATCCTTATCTTATGAATCAAGATGAATTTCTTGCTTATAGATCACAGGTTAGAGAAATAGCAGTATATCCTCCAACAATTCCTGTTGGTGTTTGGCCAACAGTTCCTACTGAGGTGTGGTCATCATGAGTTTGGATGTCAAGATCTTCTGCCCACTCGGGGCCAAGTGTGAAGAAGCTCGTGACGGAGCAATTCAACGTTGTGCATGGTATGCTTGTGTTCGCGGGACTAATGTGAATACAGGTGAAGAAGTAGATGAATGGCGCTGTTCAATGAATTGGATGCCAATGCTTCTTATTGAAAATTCAGGAATGCAACGTCAGACTGGTGCTGCTGTAGAATCATTTAGAAATGAAATGGTTGAAGCAAATAAACTTAGTCAGCAGGTTTTGCTTGAAACAGCAAATGTTAAAAATAGACTGATAAAAGATATCAATGCTTAATTTTCCTATTAGTGAAGAAGAGGCAAAAGTCCTACTAATATTGCTGGGAAAGCTGCCAATTGAAACAGGCGCCTCTTCAATTTATGAGAGGCTCAAAAAAGTAATTGAAGATAGCAAGGGTAAACAATAATGCCTTCATCATATATTCTTCAGCAGGATGGAGGGCGAATTGGTCTTGAAGATGGCGATGGCTTTCTTCTTCTTGATCAATTGCCTGAGGGTGTAGTTGTTGGTGCTGACATAACCAACAAACAAACTACTATATTGAGCTATCTTTATTTTCAGTATATTGATGATCAGAATTTGCCTGCTCTTATTAATGCATATAATAAGATGACGCAGAAAAATGTAAATTGGTTTAATTCATTAAATTTGCCAATTTACCCAATGTTAAGTGGGACTCTCCTTGATTGGGTTGGTCAAGGTTTATATGGATATGCTAGGCCATTGTTTTCTGCTACAGTTATTCCAGATTACAATGGTGCTATAGATACTTTTCCAACTGACAATTTAGCAATTGGACAAACTGATTTCACCCAATCTGAAACAATATATACGGTTCCAGATGATATTTATAAAAGAGTTTTAACATGGCTTTTTTATAAAGGTGATGGTCATCAATTTTCTATTACATGGCTTAAAAGAAGGCTATATAGATTTTTGTATGCGCCAGCTGGCTGGGATACACATATAGCATATACGCCAATGATTAGCGTTACATTTGCATCAGATCCTTTGCTTGCGCCAATTTGTACTATCATTATAAATGATGCTCCTAATCCAGTAGGACAATATCTGGAAGATTTTATTAATTCTGGATTATCTCAACTTCCATTTAGGTTTAGATACCAGGCAACTGTTAACATGGTTTAATAGAGGCTATACATGACTGCCACAGTAGAAATTTATGCCAACAATGCAAGTAGTGTAGTTGCTACTGGCATCTCCGCGGTTGCCACTACTCTTTATATAAGCTCTGGTGATGCTGATGCTTTTCCTACGCCAGTTGTAGGTAAAGAATTTTTTAGACTTAGGATTACATCAGCATCTGCTCCAAATTCTGTTGAAGAAATAGTCTTTGTTACACAAAGAGTAGATAATCAGCTGACTATTGTACGCGGGCAAGAAGGCACTACGCCACAAGCTTGGAGTGTTAATGATCCTTGTTGGAATGCAGCAACTGCTGGAACTTACTTTCAGTTTATGCAACCATATTATGGTGTAAATTCTACTGGTGCAAATTTTTATACTGTGCAGACAAATACATATGCAGATGCATATTATGATGGCATGCTTGTTATGTTTTTGCCATTGCTCAGTAATACAATTGTAAATCCAACGCTTAATGTCAATGGACTTGGTGCAGTTGCTATTAGAAATAGTGATGGTTCAACTATTTTGGCAGGTCAGATTCCTGCATATACTATTTGTGAATGCGTATACAATTCTGCTGGCCCTCGTTGGGAACTTGTATCTCTTAATGGTGTAGGTGTCACTCCTGCATTAACTGATAATAGTACAAAATATGCAACAACTGAATTTGTCAAAAATGCATTGGCTGGTGCAGGGCAAATTCCTTCAGGTGTTAAAATGCTTTTCCTTGAAGCATCAGCACCTGTTGGTTGGACTCAGGTTACTTCACTTAATAATTATGCATTGCGCCTTGTCAGCGGAACTGGCTCAGGAACTGGTGGTACTGTAAACTTTTCAACTGCATTTTCAAATCAGTCAATTTCCGGTACTATTGGTGGAACTGCACTTACCACTGATCAATTGCCTGCACATACACACAGCGGTACTACTGCATCTGAAAATCAGAATCACAAACATAACCAAGTTACTCCTAGCACTATTCTAAATTATCAGCCAGGATCTGCAGCACTTCAGATTGGTTTTACAAGTCCAAATACTTTTAGTGCATGGATCCAATCTGATGTTGAAACTGCATCTCACAACCATAACTTTACAACTGCAGCAACTGGATCTGGTAATACACACACTCATTCACTTTCTGGCGCAAGTGTAAATCTTGCTGTTAAATATGTTGATATCATTGCCTGTGAGAAAGACTGATGATAATGAGTGAGATTGGCAGAAGGTTAATAAAGCAATTTGAAGGTGAAAGTCTTGAGTCATATAAATGTCCCGCGGGTGTGTGGACTATATCAGTTGGTGTAACTGATAATGTCAAGCCTGGCATGAAAATTACACAAGCTCAATCTGATGTAATGTTTGCTAGAGCCTTGCGACCAAGAGAAGATAAACTGACTAGAATTTTAAATAGGACTCCTACCAATCAAAATCAATTTGATGCAATGCTTTCTCTTGCATACAATATTGGTATGAGTGCATTTGAAAAATCAACATTGCTTAGATTACATAGAAATACTGAATATGAAGCTGCTGCGGATGAATTCCTAAAATGGAATAAAGCTGGTGGAAAAGTGCTTGATGGTCTTACTCGCAGAAGATCGGCAGAACGTAAACTTTATTTAGGCTCTCTGTCATAGGTTATACCATGATTCTTAGAACTACAGATCTCAAAAGAGGTGCTACTTTTTCCTTAGCAGGTTATGTCAATCTGCCTCCAGGAACATGGGCAATTGATTCAACTGTACGTGACCCTGCAGGAACTTTAATTGAGCAACTTACAGCAACTTTAATTGCTCCTATTGCACCAGAAACTCAGTATGCAATTTCTGTATCAGCATCACCTGAACAGACTTCTATTTGGCCAGTGGGAACGCTGAACTGTGATATCCGTTATACAGATGCAGATTTGGTACTGATAACTCCTACTTTTAACATTGTTGTTGAGGAGTCTGAAACTCATGGCTAATGAAACTCAAGATGTAGTAACTTATCTACATAAAACTGATTCTAGTTTACTTGAGGTACTTAACACAAGTGGTGAGTTTGAAGAGGTTGTTACATATCTTTATAGAACAGATCCAGTAACTTTAGAAGTTATTGATCCAAGCCCTGATATTGTCCTTAATCTTGGACGTATATTTCTTGGTCCTACTGGTCCTACCGGACCAACTGGACCAATCGGTGCTACAGGCCCTACCGGACCAATCGGGGCTACGGGAGTAACAGGGCCTATAGGGGCTACAGGGCCCACGGGAGCGACAGGAGTTACCGGACCTCAAGGGGAAGTAGGGTCTACAGGCGTTACTGGCCCTATGGGTGACGTAGGCCCTACGGGGCCTATAGGAGCGACTGGGCCTCAAGGTGAAACAGGGCCAACAGGCCCTATTGGTGCGACAGGACCACAGGGTAATACTGGAGCAACAGGTCCTACTGGAGTTGAAGGTCCTACTGGAGCAACAGGTCTTCAGGGTATTGAAGGCCCTATTGGTGCCACTGGCCCTACTGGATCCACTGGACCTACAGGCCCTCAAGGTGATATTGGGCCTACTGGATCTACAGGACCCATTGGTGCCACTGGCCCACAAGGTGATATCGGCCCAACTGGTCCTTCTGGATTAGAAGGTATGACTGGACCTACTGGACCTACTGGAGAAGTGGGCCCAACGGGTGCTACTGGCCCTATTGGGGCAACTGGTGTTACCGGTCCTACTGGCCCACAAGGTACGTCAATTAATTTCAAAGGTGAAGTGCCTACAGTAGGTGACTTGCCATCTGGGGCTGCAGTCAATGATGCATATATTGTCACCGCGGATGGTGATCTATATGTATGGGATGGAGCATCTTGGGTTGATGTTGGCCAGATTGTTGGTCCTACTGGGCCACAAGGAAATACGGGTGCCACCGGACCTACAGGATTAACTGGTCCTACAGGTCCAGACGGTGCTACTGGTCCATCAGGTTTAGTAGGTGCTACAGGCGCGACTGGACCTATTGGAGCAACTGGTCCTACTGGTTTGGAAGGTTCTACTGGTCCTATAGGTGCTACTGGTCCGACTGGTCCGACTGGTGATGTAGGTCCTACAGGTGCAACTGGACCACAAGGTATTCAAGGTATACAGGGGGTACAAGGTGACACTGGTGCAACTGGACCAACTGGGATTCAAGGTGATGTTGGCGCTACAGGTGCAACCGGTCCCCAAGGGGACATTGGGCCTACTGGAGCCACTGGTCCTGTGGGTGCAACTGGTCCAACTGGGATAGGTGCAACTGGTGCTACTGGCCCAACAGGTTTGACCGGTGCTACTGGACCTCAAGGTGTTGCTGGTGTAACAGGTCCAATAGGTGCCACTGGTGTCACAGGGCCTACAGGAGCGGGTGGTGCATATGGATATTATGGATCATTTCTTGATACCACTGATCAATCATTGATTAGCACGACTGCTGCACAACCTATCAATATTAATACAACTACTGAATCAAATGGTGTAAGCATTGTATCAGGTAATCAGATTACTTTTGCACACCAAGCAACATATTCATTTACATTTTCTCTTCAGTTCACCAATACTGATACAGTAATTCAAAAAGCAACTGTATGGCTTAAATATAATGGAACTGATTATCCTGATTCAGCAAGTGTAATTGATGTACCAAACTCCCACGGTGGAAGCCATGGTAATATTGTTTTCACAGTAAACTTTGTTTCTACATCAGCAATAGGTGGTGGAGATTACGTTCAATTATATTGGTCAGGAACAAGCACACAACTTTCAATTGAAACTATTGCAGCAGGCACTTCACCTATAACTCCAGAATCGCCTAGTGTAATAATTACAGTAACACAGGTGATGTATACACAGCTTGGTCCCACTGGTGCTACCGGTGCTACCGGCCCTATAGGTGCCACTGGACCAGTAGGAGCAACTGGGCCTGTAGGGGCGATTGGACCAACCGGCTTAACAGGAGCAACTGGACCAGAAGGTGTTACAGGGCCAACTGGTCCTATTGGCGCTACTGGACCAGAAGGCGCAACAGGCGCCACTGGACCTATTGGTGTGACTGGTGTAACTGGACCTCAAGGACCAATAGGCGCTACTGGTCCAATTGGCGTCACAGGACCTACTGGGCCAACCGGTGCAACAGGAGTCGCGGGTAATACTGTTCTTTATGGTGCTGGTGCTCCAGTTTCAGGAATTGGTGTTGATGGTGATTTTTACATTAACACTCTTACTGAATATATTTATGGTCCAAAAACATCAGGTATATGGCCCACTGGAACATCACTTATTGGTTCTACTGGTCCTACAGGGGCAACCGGACCTACTGGTGACGTTGGACCAACTGGTCTAACTGGAGCAACTGGACCTACTGGGCCAATTGGTGCAACAGGACCTCAAGGAGTAGTAGGTGCAACTGGACCGATTGGTGCAACTGGTCCAATAGGAGCAACTGGTCCTACAGGATTAACAGGAGCAACAGGGCCAGTAGGTGCAACAGGTCCAACAGGTCCAACAGGAGTAGCTGGAAATACTTTATTAAGCGGAACAGTTGATCCTATTGCTGGTGTAGGTGTAAATGGCGATTTTTACATTAATACAACTAGCGAAACGATATTTGGTCCTAAAGCTGCTGGAGCATGGCCAGCAGGTGTATTACTTATTGGCCCGACTGGTGCAACAGGACCTGTTGGTGCAACAGGACTTACAGGAGCAACAGGTCTAACAGGTTTGACAGGTCCAACAGGTCTTACTGGGGCTACTGGTCCAATAGGTGCTACAGGTCCTGTTGGCCCTACTGGCCCTACTGGCGTTAGCGGTCCTGGTTTTGCAGCAGGCACAAAATCATTATTTGCACAAGCTGCTGCACCAACTGGATGGACTCAGTGCACAACATATAATAACTATGCACTAAGATTAGTTAATGGATCTGCTGGAGGAGTAGGAGGCTCCGTTGCTTTTACAACAGCATTTGCTTCTCAGACTCCATCAGGCTCAATTAACACTAGTGGATTGAGTGCTGGTGCAACAACTCTTTCTTTAACACAAATACCAGGTCACCAACATAATGGTGCAGCTCAATGGGGCTCATCTGCTTGCGGAGGAGGCTGTCAGACAACAAGACAGACCCCTGGAGTAGGGTGTCAAAGAAGCACACGTGTTTTTGGTTGTGTTCAGTGGAATGGTTGGACATCTTATAGTTTTAGAGTTGCATCAGCTGGATCTGGTGGATCACATACACATGCTGTATCAGGATCTGCAACTTTTGCAGGAAATGCAATAAATATGGCAGTTCAATATGTAGATATTATGATTGCTGTAAAAAACTAATGTAAAGGGGCCATACGGCCCCTTTTTTATCCTCTCCAAACAGCATCTATTGGCTCTAGTGAATACCAACCTTGATCTGATAAATTGGCAATTTGTTTGAATATCCTATCCATCTGCCACCCAACATTGAATAACCCATATTTACTTCTGGCACGCATTGAAATAATCTCTCTATCAAGATTTTCAACATTCTCAATAGCATGTAACCAGTCACCAAGAGTTTTACAACGGTATCCATCAAGTCCATGTTTGACTGTTTCACAGAATGCACCAAAGTCAGATGCAATCAATGGAGTACCACAAAGCATACCTTCTACTCCTGCTCCTCCAAATGGCTCACAGTACAAAGTAGGCATGAGCATTGCGTAGGCATTCCGCAATAATTCGCTTCGATTTTTACCCGTTACCGGAGGCGAATAAGTAAGGTTAGAAGGCGCGTCAGACATGTACTGAGCGATAAAATCTTCCTCCCCACCTCCTACTACCTTGACTTCAAAATCGACTCTACGGGCGATCTCCTTAACGATTTGAAGTCCTTTGCAATCAATGACTCTACCAAAGTAAAGAAGATATTTGCCAGGCTCCAAATTTGGCTCCCAGTCATCAATATCATATCCCATAGGGCAAACCCATTGGTATGCATTGCCTGGTTTCTGCTCTTTGCCCTGGTGCCATGACCACCATTGGTAAGTCTCATATACGCGGAAATCCGCGAATGCCTGCACATAACCAATACCTATTTCAACGTGTTTGCAATCAGGAAACACATTAACAAGATCGGCGTGAGCAATACCAAAAGGATGACAGATAATGTCACCAGGCTCCACATTAGATGCCATAGCCCTACGCAGAATGCTACTAAACTCACGATAAATTGTCGAGTCAGTAGACGCAGCTTCTTTTGGTTGCTCTTTCTTATACAGTTCTTTAAGTTTCCTGAATCTCTCAGAGCCCAGTATGGTGACGTGTTTTGTCGCTTCTGATTCTGATCCTTCATTTGAATACTCAATGACTTCATGACCAAATGGGGCCATCATTTTACCAAACCTAACCACGCGCCCAGTAAAGGCGCAGTGGCTAAATTCAGCTGATGGGATAGTGTGGAACAATCCTATCAGATGTAATCTCATTTCTTTTCCCTCATTTCTAAAAATATGTCAGCCATTTTGAATGATTGTTGAACATGCTCATAGAAATTGTCTGTTTGAAAATCAGGTGACACTAAACCTGCATGGGCAAATACCAATGCAATAATATCTCTATCACTCAGCTTGTTTGTCTGCTCGCTCATGCGCTGCCTCATTTGAGTATTTATCAGGATAACGCTTCATCAACTTTTCAATGCACCTCAACGCGGGTTGTTCCATAGGAACACCCAATGACTTACAAGCCAATGCACAGAACCACATAATGTCTCCAATCTCCTCAATGAGATTTTCTACATCAAGTTCTTTGTCATATGCATAAGACTTTTTGATTGCATCAGCAAATTCTCCAGCTTCAGATACAAGGCCAAGAGTAGCATGCATAAGATCACCTTCTGGTCCCATATCTTTTGCAGTACGCAATGCCTGCATTTGAAACAAATTAAAAGTATAATCAGGAAATTCATTTTTAATTTCTTCAGCCATTTATAGAACTCCAAATTTATTTAATTGAACCAAGTGACTATTGAATATCTAATATTTTTAGATACTGTTTTTATTTCATGTGGAAACATAAAATTAGCAGGGAATAAAATTGCTGCTCCAGTTGATATTTTAAATGACAATTCATCATCAAAAAATGACCATTCACCTCCTTCATAATTATCATTAAGTGCAAAAGACAGACTTAAAATTCTGTCTTTTTCTTCATTCATGTAATCTACATGTTTACTAAGATAATTACCATTTTCATATTTTAATAATTCATAACCTTGATCTTTATTTACTACACAAAATGGAAATTTTTCTCTATACAATTTCAAACATTCTGAAGAACGATTAAAAATTAATTGATCAATTACATTTCCATTTTTGTATAAATGTTTATCAAGTGTAATCATTACATGACTACAATTTGCTTTTGCTTTTTTATCAGAAAGATTATAAAGACCTGTTGGAGTCCAATTTCCTGAATTTTCATACTCATTTATGATAAATGAACATTCTTCTTCAGTCAAAACATTTTCTATTATCAATATGTGATCTGATAATTTTTTCATCATATTAATTCATCAGGAGATTTAATACCAATCATATTATGCCTAGTTGGGCAGGCATCTAAATGAAGATCAAGTAACTTGATGATTGCGAGATATGGTGGCTCATAATCTCCATTATGCATCTTTATAACCTCCGCGCAGGTGAAGCCAGTTAACATTGATATCTCAACATATGAAAGACCATGTACGCGGAGATTAGATATTATCTGTCGCCACTTAATCTCTTCAATCACTTCACACCAATATAGTGATAGTTAATGCATTTGGTTCCCAGGCCATCTGGGATTGCATCAGTACATGCAAAATGCTTTGCGTCAAGTGAAACAGTTGCTGGCCTATTAGTAAAATTGAAAAAGATAAACACAATTGTTATAACTGCAATGATACCAACAGAAATGGTGAACTTATCAAAGTTAGTCATTTTAATGCTCCGTTCCGTTAAATTGTACAAGATTTGATAAATGAACTACATAAAGACGTAGTGCCTGCCATATCTCAGGATTAAGATAAACAACTTCTCTAGGAATATCCGTTCCATCTTCAACAGTAAGAATCAATCCATGACCATCATAACAAACATAAACGCCATCACCAAGATATACTTTACTTCCGTGAGCGTTTTGCATCCATAACCTCATCAAGATAAATACGCAGTATTGCAACTTGCAGCAAACCTTGTTTCATCTTTTCATCACCCTGAGCAGCTGCCACCTCAGTGAGTAACTTTTCAGCAAGAGCCAGCAAAACATTAATAGCATTAATTTTAGCGATATTATCCATTACCATTTCCTAAGTGATACAAACGCGGTTTCTTCAGATAGAGTCATTGCAACACCCCAAACAATTAGGGCTACAACACCATACATCATTTGGCCGTTGGCAAAGAAATAAATCATTGCAAAAAATGATACCATTCCAATTGCTGGTGCAATCATTATGATAAAACCAATACAAATTAATAATACAAGGGCAATCAATACTGCATTCATATGTTTTTATCCATAATTACATTATAATTGAAAGCTATAGATATTCTTTCATCTTCTGAATAAGGGCTAGGTGCAACATAATGCAGCAGCCACGCTGGAAATACATAAATTCTACCTGCTAATGGCTTAACACAAAATTCTAATTCTTTTGAGTTATTTATGTATATGTTTTTAAATTGCGCTCCATCATTTCTTAATAAATGCAAATATCCTACTGGGTGAGGGGCATTTACATAAAATACAGCTGCCATGTCTGTTGATCCATGATAATGTGCTATATTATAATTATTTGGATAATTTATATTTATCCAAGAGCTGGTTAAATATAGTTTTACATTTAATTGCTCTTTAATAGCTACAAAATTAACAAATTCAGATGTTTTATTTATAAGTTTATTTAATTCTATATTGTTATCATTTGGCATTTTGCCTTGCCAACCTCCTCTATTGCTTGCATTGACTGGCTCTGCAAATTCTTTTGCCAATAGACATTCTTCTTTAAGTTTTAATAAATTAATTTCTAATTCCGCAGAATACATAA